GTCTTCAATTTCGCGTCGGTTTTGTTCCTGTGCATGAGTGGCTCGACCTCTTGAAGAGTGATCTCCCAATAATCGGGGAACTTCTCATCAATGGGGGGGAGTTTCTTTGGGTCAATGAACAACTTGTTCTCGGCCGCAAACTCCTCCTTAGGACGAATGTGCACAACAAACGGCAATCTTCTTCGCACCGCCAGTGGGCATGAGAAAAATTCAGCAGCATTCAAGTGTGGTACATTGGATGTAGCCAACACAAGCTTTGCCATCACCGGCGTTTTGCCCTTGTCCTCAACCGCCGCCTGCGGAGGGATATAGGGCACATTGTTGATGACATTGATGATGTCACGCACAGTCGGATCCACCTCAGGACACTTGGTCGGGTCCAACAGGGCGATATCGTCCATGCGAATGCACCACATGCTTGGATCGAAGTTGCTCCAATATTCATCCATCGGGCTTCTCGCAAACATGTAATGGTCATCAACATCCAAGCCGTGCAATTTGCCATAGTAATAAAACATGGCCTTGGTGAACGTAGACTTGGCAACACTGGATCCTCCATAAAGAAGAACTCCAAATGGTGCCTTACGTTCTTTTTGAGCAGCACGCTTGGTCAGATCCAAATTCTTCAGGAGCTTGAGGTTGCACAACTTCTTGTTCATCGCACTCATCTCAGGCAGATTCGATTTCTTCATAAACCGCACATATGCCTCTCCTTTCTCAATGGAAGCATTCAGATCGGAAGTGAAAGCAAAATAGGTAGTACCCAGTGCCTCCAGATTGGAAGTGAAATTTCCAAGCCCCAACAAGCGATCCGCTTCGCGGAACCACGATGTATAGGCCGCTTCTGTATGGACAAGACTCATCCAATCTCCAGTCACACGATACGCGCTGATGCGTTCGCAGATGGTGATGGCGGAATCAACAACAAGGGTCAACAAACCCGTCTGACTGCTGTACTCTACCCGAGTCTTCTTGTCGAGAAGCAAGAATTCCTCATCCGAGAGCTCACGACCCACTTGCTTCAAAAATCCTTGAACCAGCAAGTAGGTGTAGAGCTTGCGCAAACGTGCTACAAGAGGATTAGAGAGTGCGCTCGTACTCAAGTCGAAAAACTTCCGAGCAGCAATCACTCCATCATCAAAAGCACCTTGCAGATTGTTTGTGGAGCCAAACAATCGCATAAAGGAAGCTGTCACACCACGTCCCATAACAAGCTTGTAAGCAAGCGAAACGCACACCGCGTAATCCGCCGCTGACTCACACTTTCGGAACCAGTAAGCAATCTGGAAGAAATTCTCCAGATGCTCAGCAACCTTCTCGCAATCGCACAGAGATTCGCGCAGCATCGACATCTTCGACATCATCACTGACACGAACTCAGCACTCTCCTCTGTATCTTCAGCCTGAAGCACGAAGTCAGACATGAGGAGTTGGCGTTCACACTGCGCAACAATACCGTAAGTGGGCAGACAAACATTCATTCGCTGCCCGCCTCGCAGCTTGCGATGCGCAACAATCGTGCCACCACGTTGGAAACCTTGCGTCTCACCGATGAGGTTCAGACGTACGGGTCTTCCGTTGTACATGAACCACCAATTGTAGTGATCCACAATACCGTGGCGTACTAGTTCATCCTGAACGCATCGAGTCGTATCAAGATCGAGCGCACAAGACCCCTCATCACTCTCGAGAGTCATCTCAAGGAATCGAGGACAAACTAGCACTTTCGCGCCACTGAAACAGTTAACGATTCTCACTCCAACTCGTTTCAACGGCGAGGGGCGCACCTCCTTCCTCTCAGGAAGGTGATACCCAGCCAATAAAGGACGGGGACCAATAGGTGCAAGTTTCACGCCACGCTTGTAGCACGTTCGTTTCTCCGCAAGCGGAAACGTGCCGTCGATCGCGGCGTAGAGCCCTAGCACACTCGGGCCAGCAAACTGGCCGACAATGCTTGGGCATGGGACCACAGAGGTGGTAGGGTGGGAAGTTCGAGAGTCGATGGTAACAACTTGTTGGGCCGACATTCTCAATTGATACTGGTAAGTTATGTCTCCAGCTACTTCTTTCTACG